GGTCTCAGCCGCTGACAGCTCAAATCAAAAGACGTGGCGCGCGGCTGCCGCCAAGTGGGGGCGTGGTCGACAGCTCTACAAGTTACTAAACCAGGAGCTGACCGGTACCCCACTTGGCGCCAGAGTTAGTACGCTGATACGTGAGAACGCAAATTACATCAGCAGCATCCCGCTTGAAGCAGCGCAGACGCTAGTCAATGAAGTTACAAAAGCGCAGCAGTCCGGGGCACGAGCGTCCACCATAGCCAAGATGACTCGGACGCGCTTCCCTGTACTGCTGCGCAGTCGAACAAATTTAATTGTTCGCACTGAGGTAGCAAAAACTTCACTGGCTTTAACGGTTGCGCGTAGTGAAAGCGTTGGAGTCAAGTTTGCGGAGTGGCTCACATCTGAAGATGTACGGGTACGAGATAGTCACAAAGCGCTTGATAAAGTGATTTTTGCATTTGATGATTTACCAGATCCTGAAGCGTTAGCTGGCGAGAAGTCATACGGGCATTATGGGCCGGGTGGAATTTTTAATTGCAGGTGTACACTCGCTCCATTGTTAGATATTGACGACGTTAGCTGGCCTCATAAAGTCTACAGTAACGGCGCGGTTAAGTCAATGACCCGCGTGCAATTTGAACGGCAGTTCATTCACAGGGCTGCCTAACTCTCGGCAAGGAGAAACGCAATGCACTACAAGAATGGACGTGAAGCAAAGAACGGCGATAAGGTAGTTTTGATTTCGCCGTACTCATGCGGAGCTACAGTCATTGGTATTCTATATGACGCCGTAGTTGGTAACGATACCTGCAATGGGCGGCTTGCGCCTGTCTCACCCGGCGACCCGTGTCCTAACTTATCAGAGTGTCTGCACCTGGACGATGTCAAGGCAGCGCTGCAACAGCCTGTAAAGGATCAGTCTGCACCGCCGCCCACCATTGAAGAGCTTGACAAGATTTTGAATGCGCCAGCCAATTCGGCGGACGTAACCGTTAACCAGGACGGCGCCACTACCGCCGCCTAACCACAAAGCACCACACAGGAGAAGCAGCACAATGAAAAAGTTCCTTGCAATCCTGGCAGCTCTCACATTCGTTGCGCTGCCCCTGACTCTTACCGCACAGTACAGCTCAACTCAGTACACAGCGTTTAGCGGTGTTTCACTTCTTACGACAGTTCCTGCTACTAAGACTGTTACCAGCGCACCCCTTCGTCTTCCCACATTCAGCGGCGTTGGAACTTTGAACGTCACTGAAGCCGGCATTACTGGGTCACCTAGCGGCTGCACCATTGCACTCAGTTACGTGCAGAATAATGCTCTTAGTTCTGCAGTTATCGCTGCACAGACTGTCAGCTTTACTCCTTCTACTGGGGTGCAGCAGTTTAACATCAATCCCGGTACTGCTGAGGGTGACCAGTACGTGGCCACGTATGCGTGCAGCAGTACGTATCCTACCGCTGGTACAATCAGCATCACGTTTAGCCCTGCTCTAGTTGTGGTTACTCACGGCGTTGGTGGCGATCCCTGCTCAAATTCTAGCCTGTCAAAATCAAATGCCAATGTTGCTGACAGTGCTACTACGGTGCAGCTTGTGGCTCTTTCTGCTGGCAAGTCTATTTATGTTTGCGGCTTTACGCAGACCGCTAGCACCGCCGGGACTTACGCACTTGAATACGGCACGGGTACTACGTGCGGCACTGGTACTACGGCGCTCACAGGAACTACCACCATTGCGCTTGCTACAGTTCATAACCTGGGGTGGGGCGGCACCATTGTCACAGTTCCAGCTGGTAACGCGCTTTGCTTGCTGAATACTACGGCGGTTACTGCCGGCGCACTTACTTACGTCCAGCAATGAAGCTAGCTGTTAGAGGGCGCATCATCGCGGTGCGCCCTGGTGACCGTCTAGTTTACAAAGGTTGGGAGATTGATCTCGGTGTACTTGATGCCGTGGTCACCAGCGATAACAAACGATTGCTGTGGCGGTTCGTTCGTGACGGCGCGCGGGTGCGTCCTGTGGCGCTGACTGAGAAACAAGTGATTTGGATTGATGATGAGGGGAAGGAGGGTTGACGTGGCAAAGAAACGTAAGGACGCAGTCAACCCTAACCTTGACGCACTTGTAAATCAGTGGCGGCAACGCAATACGGTCACGGATCAGCGTGGCACTAACATGGGTCTTCAGGGTCGTGTAACGGCATACTCTAAAGATGCATTCCAGAATATGCTAGCCCGTACCGGGTACGGCACGCCTAACTTGGCAGAAGGCACGGCGTATCCTCTTACGCGTGTAACTTTTTCGTACTGGCAACTTTTGAGCATGTTTGAAGGGTCTTGGCTCACGCGCAAAATTGTTGAAATGCCGGCACAGGCAATGTGCAAGGCGTGGCCGCGTTTAACAAGCGACGTCGACCCGAAGGACCTGACAAAAATTGATCGTGCTTTGCGGCGTACGAATTCCAAGGGCAAAGTTCTTACCGCGATGACTTGGGCACGGCTGTTCGGCGGCGCCGGAGCGTTGATCGCGCTCAAGAATCAGGACCACGACCTGGAAGAAGAACTTGATCTTGATTCTGTAGGCATAGGCGACTACAGCGGGTTGATACCATTCGACCGCTGGTCCGGCATTACACCGGACGGTTCAGTCTGCACTGATATGTCCAAGCCGACGGAGTTCGGCCTGCCTGAGTTTTATACTGTCCGCGCGGTTGGCGGCGATAGCTTCAAGGTTCATGCAAGCCGCATACTTCGCTTCACCGGTCCTACAGTCCCAACACCTGAAAAAGAAGCATACTCAGCTTGGGGCATTAGCGTCATCGAACCGGTTCTGCAACAAATTGAGATGTACGACAACGTGGCCTTTAACATTTTGGCCTTGTCGTTCCGCGCTAACATACTAGGCATGCGCATGCCTGAGCTGGCTAGCATGCTTAGCGGGCTGGGCGGCAATACCGCCGCCACGGAAAAGTTCGCCCAGCGCATGCAGCAAGTTTCTGAAATGCTGTCAAACCAGTCACTGGTGCTTCTGCCGACCGACGGCGAACTGAGCGCTACGTCGTACCAGTTCGGCGGGCTTGATTCTATACTCATGCAGTTCCAACTCGCTGTTAGTGCTGCTGCAGGCATTCCGGTAACACGGCTTTGGGGCAAGACGTACACAGGCTTGGGTACTGGCGCTAATGAAGGTGACGAGCGGGTATTTGAAGAGCGGATAGCGCAGGACCAGGATGAACAACTTCGACCCCAGCTTGAAAAACTGTACCCGGTAATTTGTGCTAGTGAACTGGGTGAAGTGCCTGATGACCTGGACTTGAGCTTCCCATGTATTCGTGTTCTGGATGAAACCGAGAAGTCAACCCTGGCCAAGACCGTAGTTGACAGTGTCATGGTCTGTTTGAACGGCGGTATTATGTCGCCCCGCACGGCTGCCAAGGAGATTAAGCAGTTCTCAGACCGCACCGGGTTCGGTACTAACCTCACGGATGAAGCTATTGATAAACTGCCGGACACCGTCGAGGCCGAAGGCGAAGTGGGCCAGGGACTATTCCCGGAAGGTGGTGGCCTCACGCCAGCCAGCGGGCCGGGCAAGGTGCTAAAGGAAGAGAACCGGGAAGGCAAGGAGCACAAGGAAGAGCCTGAGCCGGATGATGATGACGATGACGAGAACGGCCCTGTAAGGCCGGTGAAGGTGGCCGGGGAGGGAAACCCCAAGGACGACGGCGCGGAGGCCTCTCAGAGGACTGAGATTCCGTTAAACAAGGCCGTAGAGGAGAGAGCGGAGGACGCCGTACTAAGCACGCAGGATAAGAAGTTCCTAGATAAGTGGTGGGACGTTATGACTCCGGCGGAGCGTGGAGCTTGGTGGGATAAGGCTACCACTGCGGAGCGTGATAGGCTGAGCATGATTATGTCCATTGAGGATCAGAATAGACGCGCAAAGGAACGTACCGCAGTTAAGCGCCATCAAGCGTTCGACTCCGCCCCGTCAGACCTCAAGCCTGGTGATCGCATCGCCGTCAAGGGAAAACTGCTGACTGTGGATCGCGTTGCCAAAGGTACTAAGGACTTGTTCGGCAATCCAACGGTGCAAGTCACGTTCACCAACGGGCACGTTGAGCCGTACTGGGCTGACGGGGACGTGCGCGTACGGGCGGAGGATGAGTCACTTCCCAAACGAGGCGATAAGGTTCTAGGTCCTGGGGCTATATCATACAGCGTGGTTCAGGATGTTAAGTTAGTGCGTGGCGGCGTTGAACCTGGATTTGTAGATCTGAAAGATAGGCATGGTAATGCCGTCAGCATTAAATGGGAGGAGTTCAAGGCTGGGCGGTACAAAGTACAACCGAAGGAACAGGAATGGAGCGGCTTCGCGAAAGACGCCGACCTCCGTGCCGGAGTCAAGCAGTGTCAGTGGTGCAGTAATGACTTGGACGACGATGACGTAGCTGAGATCGAAGGCAAAGTGGTCTGCCCATCTTGCGCTGAAGGCTACCGGCGGGGGAAGGCGGAGGACGACGGTAAGACACGTAATGAACTTTATGCACAATATCGCCAAGAAGCTAAACTAATGTTTGATTTAGTGTCTCCTACAAGGCTAGGCTGGTACTGTGAGGCGCGGCTTTTAGGTAAGACACCAGAACAAGCTATCAAAATAGCGCGACCTAAACCTCACACCACCGCCAACGACTCCGACCAAGCCGGGGACGGATTTTTTGATGAACCTCAAAAATTAAAGTGGGGTGGGTGGGAGTATGAACGTGGTGATCACATTTATCAATCTAATTCCCACTTATTTACTGCTGACGAAATACATCGTGATAAGCCACGTGCAGTGTGTGGTGTACTAGCCCCGTTTCAGGTAAATACTAAGTTCGGCGGTAAAGAGTGTGCACGTTGTGTAAACATACAAAATCGATCTGCGGCCCACGATTCCGACCAATCCGGTCCTGGTCGTGACTGGCAAGGCTTGCAGGTTGTAGTGGAAAGCCCCAAGGGCACTGAGCGCAACGGCGCTACCATGCCAGCTGATTATGGTTACGTGAACACTGATAATAAAGGCGCTGATGGCGACCGCGTGGATTGTTACCTGGCCGGTCACGCACCTGTGGCTTACGTTGTCGATCAGTTGACTTACGACCAGAGTGCGTTCGACGAACACAAATGTGTGCTTGGTGCTGATGGCGAGCGCGCGGCGCGTAAGTTGTACGTTGCCGGTCACACTAGGGGTAAAGATCTGCTAGGCGCTATCACCGCCATGCCGGCTGAAGTATTTAAGGCGTGGCTCAAGGCTGGAGACACAACGCAGCCCGTAGCATGGAGACCTAAGATATGACTACTACCGCCCGCCACATCACGCTCAACTCCGCCGCTGCGCTTATCACCATCGTTGTCGGCCTGCTGACCGCTGGCAGTATGGTGGGCGGTTACCTGGTGGACAATCACCGCCGTGACGCCATCACTCAGCACCGGCATGACGCCACCACCCAGCGGCTGGACAGGCTTGAGGCTGAGGTCAAAATTCTAAGGCAGGAGGCGCACAAGCCATGATTGCCACTACTAGTAAAGCTGTGGACGGTATTAGTGTTGCTGTTGTTCTTGGCACCCTTGCCTTGATGGTCGGCACTGCGTTTCTCTGTATCGGCTGTATTATCTGGAAGCTGATTGAACTCTGTCAAATGGTGCGACCGTAGAAGATGTTGAGGGATAGGGTATCGAGCCCGATAAGTGTGGAAATCATCCGCCACGCTTCCCTCAATTAACTTAGGATGTTAGTGTAAGGATGAAACATTGTGAAGAATAAAGTTGACCGCCAAGGAAGTATTTACGTACTGCATTGTCTTGTGAATGACAAAGAATATGTTGGGCAAACTATTATGCAGCCTCCTGAAGTACGTTGGGCGGGCCACATTAGTTCTGCATTTGTAAAGAAGAGCACACGCCCACTATATTGCGCGATGCGTAAATATGGGTTGAGTAAATTTACGGCTGAGATAATATGGTCAGGTTCTGAGTCTAAACTAAACTCAATGGAACGCAAGTTTATTAGAGAACGCAAAACATTCATTGATACTGGGTGGGGATACAACCTTACTACTGGTGGAGATCACTTCAAACTTTCACGTCGGTCAATACGTAAAATTCGTAAGGCTTTGGTAGGATACTACATTGATAATCCTGCGCGCAGAAAAGTTATTGGAATACAGAGTACAGTGCGTATGAAAGTGCAGAGTGCTCGCGTACACCTGTCAAAAATGTCAACCGCATATTATTCAGATCCTATTGTGCGGAAAAGAATGTCAGTGTTAGTACGCCATAAGTTTAAGAAAGATTCATCAATAAGTGCTAGGATAAGTGAAGCATCTATTCGGCAATGGGCCAGTCCTGCAGCACGGGCTGAGAAGTCTTTAGTATCAAAGCGTGGGTGGGAAGTACGTAGAAAGAACGGCACTGATCGCGTTGTGTATGGGAAGCGCAGTCCACATACACAACGCGCTAAAGTTAACATGACAGCCGCGCAGTTAAAACGATTTGAAAATCCTGCTGAGTGCAAAAAGATTTCTGATGGTCAATTGCGAAGGTATCAAAATCCTGAAGCACACGCTAAATCTTCAGCGGCTCAATACAGGCGATTTGCTGAACATCCTGTGTCTACGGTTATGCGTGCACATCAAAGTGCTGCTGCTAAAGCTGTGTGGGCAGACCCAATTAAACGCGCAAGTATACTAGCTGCGCGTCAGAGTAGAACATTGCTTAAAGGAGCTAGTAAGTGCGGCCAACTTACCAAACAAGAATTGGAGACAACGGGAACTGCTTTGCGGCTTGCTTAGCTTCAATACTTGAAATGCCGCTGCCTGAATTTGGGCTTGACGATGAGTATTGGGGCAGAGTGGACAAGTGGTTGGTCCGGCGCGGTTTGACGTATAAGCAGGTTCCGCTTAACCAGATTCCTCATGGTTGGTCAACTATTGAAGGTATATCGCCGCGCGGTGGTATGCACGCGTGTGTTGCTTACGACGGTGTTTTGAAATTTGACCCACATCCGCCTAAGTATCACGATGGGCAGGGACTCGTTGAACCAAAGTATTACGGAGTACTGGAGCCGTTAGGAGCCCAGGACCACATGACTGTAAGCCCTGTGGACGGTAGTTTGCGCTATGGTGACGGAGGCTTTAAGCAGTGGGCTAGTAAGCGCAATGGTACGGCGAGGGACGGCAAGGCTGCTGAGCTGCTTCGTAACCGTCATGATGAGATTAAGATGGGGCGTGAATACCGGTTTGGTGCTGAAGAAACTGCGTACAACACCACACACCAGTTGGTATCTAGTTTACTGGGCGATACCGAGCGCCTACTGGCTAAGACAAAACTAGATGACGACCACGCGTATTGGTTAACCAAATTACAAAAGGCCCGGGAATCAATTAAGAAGTCTGAACAGTTAGCAAAGCAGGGCGATTATGGGTTGGCCCTTGCGACGCAAGAGGGTGCGTTCACACTGGCGCATTCACTGATCGACAAGATGCGGAACAGCGGTAGGACGAGGGGGAGGGATATGGACGGATTTAGTTTTGGGATGCCGCGCAGTAAAGAAGGTGCACTTCAGTATCAGCGAGGTCTCAAGAAGGAACTCATGGCTATCCGCGTAAAAGAGATGTCTGATAACGCCACACCATCTGATCTTGAGCGAGCTAAGAAGATAGTACGTTACTTTACAGAGATTGGCAAGCCGTTCATCAAAGGCGCCACCGATTCCTCTGACCCACTTCAAGACGCGTATACAGCGTGGCGCAAAGCTGATGAAGACGCTAATAAAGCGTGGCGACGCGGTGGAGATCAAAAACAAGCGCGTGAGCTATCTGACAAAGCGATGAAGCTTATGCGTACCTTCAAAATTCTCGAGACTAAAGAAAACGCCACTGACTCTACCTCCAACAACCGCCGCGCCCGCCTCCACCGCGCTCTGGACTGCGTCCTCGACGTTCGCGATTCGGAGAAGGTGAAGGACGTCTCTAGCAAAGTGCCGCATGTAGAGAAGAACGGCGGTTGGGGTAAGCCGTGGACACCACCGGCTAACGCTTGTGCGAAGTGTGGAGGGACTGGCACTACGTCTAACGGCGAGCGCCCCGGCGTTTGTAAAGCGTGTGGTGGACGTGGTGTAGCGAAGGACGCCGTTTACCCAAAGACAGATCTGCAGTACCCTACAACTTGCAAACTGTGCGGTCAGAAGACACGCGTCTTTACTGGTCTAAGAGGACCTGATGTCTATGACTAGCACAATACGCCAGCCGGTAAGAACTGCAAGGCTGGTGGTAAACGCCCGGACAAGGTAACTGCGAAGGACGGCGTGGCACTATCAGAATCTGAAATGCGTGAGTTTTATGAGCTAAAAGCTGCGCGCAAACGCGGCCCTATTTCTGAAGATAAACTGCGTCGGTATTATGAGTTGGAGCGCCGACAGAAGAACAGCTGAACTCACAAAGTAGCAAGGAGCTAAGTAATGCCCACCCCCACAATTCAATACTTCACGCCCGATGTATCCAGCGGCACCTTCGCCGGTCCCGTTAAGAACGTCGTAGCGCTGCCCAACTCAGCAGCGCGCAAGAAGGCAGGCCAACTGAAGCCGGTGCCGCTCGGTCCTGCCTCTACGGAGGCCGCTGAGGAGCTGAAGCGGAAGGGTGTGGGGGACGCTTTTGAGGGCGGCCCAGGTACAACTAAGTCAGCCGCTAACTTGTGGTATGATGCTCGGTCTAATGAACGTGAGGCCATACTTGTGGAGAATGGCATCTCAATAGGTCAAGCGTGTAATTGGTCTGGCGAAGCATGGATGAAACTACCGAACCACGTACAGGCCGCTTGGCGCGCTCAAGGAAAAGTCGTTAAGATTCTAAAGCACGAGTTCACAAATCCGCGCACTGGTCACGTTGACACCAGTTATTCATGTGCAGAACAACCTGCACATGCGAAAGACGTCGCGAGTGAGGTTCAGTTAGTACTGGCCGTAGAGCGAGCTAAGAAGCGTTACGAAACTGCGCGTGGTGCCGTTGGTTTGGCCGAAGAAGCTAGAAAGCGCATGCGTGGTCTGGCCAGCAGATTACAGAGTCCACGTGAATCTAAAGCGCGAACCAAAGCGTTAGCAGCTTGCATGGAAGTAAACACTGCAGAGCGCGCTTTGAAAGAATTTCAAGACGCTAAAGTACGTTCCACTGATTCTTCCACCCTCAGCAACCGCCGTGCTCGCCTTCACCGCGCCCTGGACCGGGTACTAGGATACTAAGCACTACAACAGCAAGGAAAGGACTTTACCCTCAAATGGCACTTTCCGTATTACCCTGTTTCACTCCCGATGCATCGGCGGCAACTTCTGCTGGTCCTGGCGCTTCCGCAATTGCGCTGCCCGGCACTCCTGCTAACGACACAACAGCCCTAGTGGCCAATCTCGGCCAGATGCCGGTAGCGGTTCAGTTCTTCGCTACTAACCCTAACGCCGCCACTCTAGCAGCATGCACCATGGGCACCGGCGTAGTTATATTACCGGGCCAAAGTCTTGCGCTCGGGTTCGGCGCGAATCGGTATATGTCTGTAATGACTGGAACAACCGGGACGTCGTCGACCATAAACGTTACAACGGGAAACTGACCCACACCGAAGGAGATCATACCGCCATGCCGCTGCTGTTTGGAAAAAAGAACATAGGTCATAACGTCAAAGTCGAAGAACAGGCCGGAAAGCCAAAGGAGCAAGCTGTGGCGATTGCATTGAGTAAGGCGGGAGCTAAGGACGACGAAGAGGACGGCCCAGTCGAGGCGCACGGTGTTAAGGGAATGAAGTCTACGCCGTGGCGCAAAACGTTCAAGAATCAAAAAGCATTTGAACAGTGGCTTGAAAAGAATGAAGGTGACGTCGAAGTGCAAGGCACGCGTAAAACAGAAGACTCTACAACCCAGTACGCCACTCCGCCCCGTAAGCCTCATGTTCTGACCAGCGTCGCGCTTCCTAACCCGGTGGACGTGGCAAAGGCGTACGCTCCGCACAAGGCGGAAGAGTTCAAGAAGACATTTGGGAAGGATGACGATCTCACGGACGACGTCAACGACGCGATGAAGGTGTTGGCGCTAAAAGGGCGCGACATCACTGCTGAGGACATCGCGAAGAAGTTTGGTTACAGCTTAGGCTTCGTAAAAGATATTTTAGCTGGTCGCTACGGCACCACGCGCGCTGCCATCACGGCATATTTCAAGGCGAATCCCTGG